ATGATCTGGAATGTCACACCTGTATAAGTATTTCCACCCATAGAGACTGTTGTTCCGTATTGGCCGATCACCGCAGGAATTGTGCTACCCAGAGGACCATTTATCAACGCTCGATGTACTGGAATATTTACCGTTGTGCCAGAACCGCGCAATACGTCTTGGGTTGCAATGTAGGTATAGAGTCCTGCCTGACAGAAATCACCCGCTTTGACAATATACGCACTTGCTGAGATCGAGGGCAGACTTCCCAAAACCAAAGTCTTGGCTGCGCTACTGGTTTGCCATTGGCAGGCAGCGATCTGACTGCTCGTCATGTCACCCATGTAATTTATGTAATTTTCCCAACCAGTCAATGAGAAATTCAAATACTGAACCAAAGACTTATCGAAATATCTGAGGTTGGCCAACAAATCCCGATTCTTGGAATACAGAAGATAGTTATTGGGTTTGAACTCAAACTGGAATGGAACGACTGTAATGATTTCAGAAGTGGAGATTCTCTGGTTTCTCGAGATTACTTGGCCGACAAACCTCTGGTCATTGATCGTGACCGATTCAGCAAAGGAAAGAATAGTTGTTAAATTCGCCATGATTACCTACTTTGTGGCAATGATCTCTGTGCCGATTGGTTAGCTGCCCAAACCGCAGATTTGTTTTTGGCCAAAAATTGCGTTGCTGACTGGGTATCAATGGCCTGCATATTTGCAATATATGGGCCGTTGTATGTGATGCTTGGTTGCTGATTGCCTGCCATAGCCAATGCGCCATTCGGGATTACCGTTCCCGCAGTCTTGGGAATAAACAACTCAGGACCACGTTCGCCCACAATAGATGGTTGGTTTACAGGTGGATCGCCACCATCCGCAAATCCGAGAAAACTCTTGGCTGCCGAGAATAATCCACCCGCGCCAGACTCGCCACCACTAAACATTCCGCTAAATGCACTTCCTGCCTGACTTAACAGAGAGGTTGCTTGCATTTTTAATTGAACCGCAATCAAGTCCTGAATGATGCTCGAGGCCAAGTCTTTGAAGTTCAATTTGCCTGTTTTGACAAAATTCTCTAGGGCAGAATCCATCGTTCCAATAATGGAGTTGAATGCCTTTGCGCCTGCATCTGCTTGAGTCGTGGCATTCTCTTTAAATTGTTGGAATGCCTTATCCCATCCATAAATAAAACTTTCCTGTAATTTCTGGTTGGCCAGAACTGCTCTTTCGGTTTCTTGGATTACGCTTGCATAAGTTTTTTGGATAGCGTCTTTTTGCTTTTCCAATGCATCGGTGATTCGCTTGTGGCCAGAGACCGTCTTATCGACCGCAGCCAATTGTTTGTCAACATTCTCGAGGGCTTTGTTGCGCTCGATGACAACTTTCATCAATTCTTCTTGCAGTTGTTTCTGTTGCTTGGTAGCCTCGTTTGCGCTTAATTGCGACTCGAGAGCCAGCAAATGCGACTTGGCCTGTGCCTCGTAACTTTTAGAGATTTGTTCTGCTGCCGTGATTTGCTTTTGCAGGGCATCGGTTACTTCCCGACTGATCTTCATCTCGGGGGCTTTGATTGGTTCTCTATCTTTGTGGGTCAGTACGCTTGCCTCGAAATCCGCAATGCGCTTGGCCATTGCCTTAGTTTCTTCCTCATAGCGTTTGTTGTCAGCAATAGCTGCATTGATTCCCTGCGTAAACAGAATCTTTGCGTTTTCCCATGTGTGGACTAATTCCATCCCAATGGCTTTAAAGGTATTGATTGCCCTTTCAGCCAAGATCACCACGGTTTCCGATGCGATCCGCAGACCCTCAAAGAAGATTTTCATTAACTCGTTGTCGCGTTTCATCTCATCGTAAAACTTCAGCAAAGACGGAATTACCGCATTGGTAAAGTTCAAAGAGAAATCTTTGGATGCTGCGCTGAGTTTTAAAGACAACTCATGTGCTTTGGCCACAGAGTCCGCATACTTGTCCATCGTTCCCTGTGTTTCGTGTAGCGTTTCCTCGAGTCCAACAATATCCACGCCTCGGATGGCCTTTCCAAGTGTCTGAAACGCCAATCCATTTCGCTCGGCTGCATCCTTCATGTGCGCCAGACCCGAGACTGTTTTCTCGAATAGGTCTTGCTCGGACAGATGTCTCAAGTCATTAAGGGAAATTCCCAATCTACCGAATGACTCTTGCGCCTTGGCATTGCCTTGGGCAGCAGCTTCGATCTTTTGGGTAAATCCTGAGTAAATCCGACCTGTATCTTCAGCTGCGCCACCGTTTTCCTCGAGGGCGCGGGATAACTCCAATACAGAGGTCACGGCCACATCATTGGCTTTGGCGGTTGCAACAATCTGCTCGGAATACTCTAAGGCTTGTAGGGTTAATTCCGCAAATGCCGTGATTTCTACTAAGTGTAGAAAATTCTCTTTTAGGCTTGAGATGGCTTCTTTGGCTTCGGAGATGCCCTTTTTAAACTCGGTCGTATCTAATCCGAGTTGTGCGCCTAAACCAGCAATTACTTGAGCCATCTACATCCCTTTTAGTATGTCTGGGGCATTCGGAGACATCATAGCAAAGGCCAAAAGTTGTTGGCTAACCAACTCTTTCTGGCTTGCCTCATCCAATGGTGGGTAGATGTAATCGTAAGCCTTGCCGATTATATCTTTGAGTTTATATGCTGTGTGGCCTTTTGGTAGCATTTTGTTGAATTGGCCTGCCGTTAGAGTTCCCAGAACCTCGAGCATTCCCTGATTTCCAATAAGACCATCCGCATACATGATGCAAATGTCTCCAAAGGTCGATTCGTCTACCATCGCAGGGTCTGTACCGTGAGCAGTCAAATACGCCTTGACTTGCCTTCGGACAGACCCGACTATTTTCCCCGATTGGCCGTGTAGTTAGGTGAAATGGCTGCGTTGATCTCGTCTAGCAGTTCCAACTGGATCGAGAAAGGGAATAGTTCATCGATTTCCTCATACGTCACTTTTGACATATCGAAATCTTTATTCTCGGGAACTAATAGCCGAACCATCTCAGTAATGCGGTTTTGCGTCAAAACTTTGTTCCGAGCAGTCTCCATTAGGGATTTCCCTCGGATCAGAATATCATCTTTTTTATACTCGACTTCTTTATCGTCTTTGTATTTGTCTTTGTTATCGATGAATTCTTTGGCCAAGTCTGCGTAATACTTTTTGGCTTTTGCCTCATCCATCACTTTAGATCGCTCATAAATAGCGTCTGTCTCTGCGGTCAATGGAACTTTGACTTTAAAAAGATGGCCACCCAGAGTAAAACTCCGAATACGCATTGCGTCTTTGTTCTCTACGAACTGTGGCCCAAAGGCTTCTGCGAAACTCATATCTTATGCTTTCATTGTTTTTGATCTATATTTTTGAAGTGCCTGCCCCAAAGAGGCCACCAAAGAATTCGTTACCGCTTGGGCATTGGCTTCTAGGGCGGGTCTGAGAAAGGGCATTCCTTCGCCTTTTAACCATCGAGCCGTACCAAACTCAATGGCAAATGCTCTCGCATCCGAGTGCATATATTGTTTCGCCTGCGTCTTGACGTTGCGAAAAGTCTTGGTGAAATTCTTGGTCTTTTTGCCTGCCTCGTCTGTGACGAACTTTCGGCCAGGTGCGACCGTGACCCTTGAGATCATTATCATCGTTGGCGTGGAGTAAATCGACCGCTTATCTCGTGCCGTTGGCCTTCTGGCCTCGATCTGTAATGACTTAATGAGTTGGCCAGTATCGATGTTTCCATGCATTTCTAGATTCGATCTAGCTGCATTTAGGACTGGGATCATTGCAGTCCGACACGCATTCCTAAGAATCTTCTGCGCGTCTTTTTCCCCAAAATCGTCTGTGATCTGGTCTAGTAAATTCTCAAAGTCTTTGAACCCATGCCAAGACATTGTGAAATTGTTACTGACTTTGATCTCATCCATTGGTCTTTCCCATAATGATCTTTTTAAAGATCGCGTTATTCAGGGAATGAACGTATTCAACAACTTCGTCTGGAGTCATAGAGTTGGCATGGTTTCGGGCAATGTCGTAGCACAGGTTTATCCCAACGATCTTTTGTTGGGAAAACCCGAACCAGTCTTTCCGACCCGTACCAGCCTGCTCTATTAAATAACCTAAAAGGTCTGTACTATTTTGTATTGTCGTTGTCATTATTATTCTTTTTCTTCTTCAATTATTTTGGGGTTAAATGGATCGTCACCACCCGCAAGGCATTGTGCTATTGCATCGTCTAAATCTTCTGCATCAAACACTTTGCCATTTGCAAATTGAACTTTAATCATATTTGACCTTAAGTGTTATTTGACCAGCCGTATTGGTTGCCACGGGGGTGAACTGTGAAAATGCACTTAGCCTCTGCGCCTGGTGCTGCATCGATGGTGAACTGACCCACACGACCATTGAACGCATACGCCACGGTATTTGCGCCAGATACTGCTGCAATCACAAAAGTGCGGTCAATAACGCCAGAGTACGCATCGCCACGCATCAACAAAAGGCCAGCATCTGAGGGATTCCAAGCAGCTGTAATTGTCAGGCTTGTAGGCTTTGATTGAGTTGGGATAACGTCAGATTGGCGTGAGCCAGCGACCATGAAGTTTGCGCTTGCATCATCTTGTCCAAACGCAGGAATTGCTTCTACGTTTAACTGTGAACCGCTAACGCCAGTTCCATTTGCGGTTGTACCAACGATGCCTGCGACTTGACCTGTCCATGTGGCAAGTTGAGTTAATGTGAGGGCAGTTGGGGTTGCGCTTGTTTGACACCATAGGGATGCACTAAAGCCTGGTAAAACTTGATTTGGTAAAGCCATGATAATTTCCTTTTAAGAAGTTTAAAAAATCTTATTTTGTTTTAACAGGGAATGTCCATCCGACAATCCAGAATTATCTGATGCAATTTTACTTGGTCATCATAGGTGTTGTATAGCATAGAAATATCGATCTTCGATACTAAGATGCCACTCGAGCCACCAAACTGCCCAGAATATCCATGCAATGCTTGGATTATTGTATTCGTGTTATCAAACACATTTTGCATATTCTGACCGAAAACGGTTGTCTGGAATATTGGGGTGTCAATGCCTTTGACCGATTGGGTCGTTCCCGTGTAGACGGGTTGGTGGACATTCCTCAATTGCCAAGTGACAAAATTGGGTTCGGTCGCAAAATTGCGGTTGAAGTTCGCATACACAGGAACAGGCGAGACCGTGGCTGCCAATTGATATTGGATCGCCTTGGCATATACGGAAACGCTTTGCTGAGTTGTCATACGCTTACCGTTGGGTCGTTTCTATAACAGAACAGGGTCACATTCATGCGGTCGTTGGATTCCATTACATCTGTAATGCGCCATTCTGCGTTTCTCCAGAAGATCGCATATAGGTTTTGGGAATCCACCACCCTTTTCATGTTTGGGGTGTAATTCATCGTGAATTTGACTAGATCGGTATAGACGCGATCATCTTTGTTGATTTGGAGACTATTCCTCACATCGGCCACCCGCGCCCGAGTATCAAACCACTTCGTTACAGAAGTGACTTGCTGACCGTAGGAATCGGTGGTCGTGGCCACATTCTGAACGGTCAAATTCTCGTAACGTGCTATTGCCATTTACAAAACCAATGGTTTATAGGGTC